AACCCGATGAATGATTATCTCAAATCATTGGGGATGACCTATCTTGGTGCAATTGGCATGGAAATGGCAAAGCGTCCGAATAGTGCGGGAGCAGGAACCGTGTCGCACGGCAGTGCGCCAAATGAATGGACAGCGGATGCAATGTCACGAGTAACAAATTCTCTTGATAAGACCTTTTGTGAACCTATTTGGGTATGGAAAAAATAATGGAACATACACTCTGGACGGAAAAATATAGACCCGATACGATGGAGCATTATATCGGGAGTGATGGGTTAAAGGCAAAGCTTAAAGATTTTATTGATACAAACGATATTCCCCACTTGCTGTTCCACGGTACAGCAGGAACAGGCAAGACCACAGCGGCAAAGATTTTGGTAAAGAATATTGATTGTGATTATCTGTTTATTAACGCCTCGGATGAGCGTGGGATTGATGTCATTCGTGATAAGATTCGCAATTTCGCCGTGACCGCAGGATTTGCGCCACTTAAGATTATTGTATTGGACGAGGCTGATTATCTAACGCCCGATGCCCAAGCTGCCTTGCGTCATCTAATGGAAGCGTATAGTAAATCTACCAGATTTATTTTGACCTGCAACTATGTGGAACGTATGATTCCCCCCTTGATTAGTCGGTCGCAAGGGTTTAAATTAACACCACCGTCGAAGAAAGAAGTAGCGGTGCACTTAATGCAAATTTTAGAAAAAGAAGGAGTGCAATTTGATAAACCTATTATCGCAACCTTGGTTTCTTCGTATTACCCAGATATCCGTCGCATTCTTAATATTGCGCAGTTACAGACGAGAAACCAAAAACTGGAATTAAATGTTGATGAGATTATTGCCCAAGATTATAAGTTAAAGGTATTGGATGCCTTGATGGGCAATCTTCCGTTAAAGGATAAGATTAATGAAATCCGACAGGTAGTAACAGATAGTAATGTAAAGGATTACACAGAATTGTATCGGTTATTGTTTGATAAGGTATCCGATTATGCACCGACCAAAATACCACAAACTATCTTGGCAATCGCAGAAGGGCAGTATCGGTCAGCGTTTGTCGTTGACCAAGAAATAAATTTCGTAGCCACGTTGTATAACATTTTAAATGGATAAGACATATGTCAAAAAATAACCGATTTGGTGGACCGCCACCACAGCCGCAAATGAATGTCGATATTAGCAAGGCAGAAGATGTCGTGTGTGAACGCTGTGGGAATTATACCTTCGAGCAAGTAATGTTGATGAAGAAGGTATCTGCCTTAATGTCGCCTACTGGTAAGGACGCCGTGGTGCCTATTCCTACCTTTGCGTGTAATGCGTGTGGGCATGTAAACAAGGCGTTTCTTCCAGTGCTCCCAAAGGGTGCAGCCGAGAGTGAAGACAAGCCCGTAGAAGCCAGTAAGCCTTCTCTAATTCTAGAGAAGTAATTTATGATACGGACCAACGCCACACCTACGCCATTAGCTCCATCATTGGGACAGCATACAAGTATTCGGGAAACGGGGATTTATTACCTGTGCGATGAATTTACGATGAATGTTGCCAAAGATGTAGTTACATGGATTATGGATGCCAACTTACAAAAGACGAAGAAGGTTCCACATCTTACATTAATGATTACTAGTTATGGTGGTGATTTATCTGCTGCGTTTTCTATTATTGATGTGATGCGAGGGAGTTCCATTCCTGTACATACCGTTGGATTGGGCGTTATTGCCAGCGCAGGATTGTTAACCTTTATTTCAGGACAGAAGGGGCATCGTAGCATTACGCCCAATACGAGTATTTTGTCGCACCAGTGGTCATGGGGGCAGGTTGGCAAGGAACATGAATTGATGGCAACGATGCGTGAGTTTGAATTAACTACGGCGCGTATGATTAATCATTATAAGAAGTGCACGGGCTTGAAGGATAGCTTTATCCGTGAGCGGTTGCTCCCTCCGCAGGATGTGTGGCTGTCTCCGCAGGAAGCGTTGAAGTATAAACTATGTGATACCGTAAAAGATATTAAGTGAGGCAATTGATATGAAGATAGGAATAGTATCCAATGCTCGTACTGGGGCAAGCATGATAAGCAGTTTATTTGCCTACAAGTATAATTTAACAGATTATTCTGAATTGTTTAGTTCGGGTCCAATTGAGGGCACGACAGAAGAAAAATTGGCAATGCTTCGGGAGAATGATGATTACTCGGTGAAAATTACTAGCACTACATTCTTGACTAACGCAGACCATTTTGATTATACAACATTTCCGTGGCAGGTCTTTGACCGCATTATATTAGTTGAGCGAGCAAATGTCGCCGCCCATGCGAGCAGTTGGTTATTATTATCACATGCACAACGTACGGGGTTAAGTGAGAATGCTGAGATTGCAGCATACCTCAATATGCAATTACAGACCCCTGAAACTCTTCCTGTAAACCGAGGAGAATTACAGTATATTGTAAAAACTTCGATGCTGTACACAGATTGTATAAAGCCCTACTTACTGCAATCAAATTTACCCGTAAGTATTGTAGACCATGAATTGATTCAAAAGTCACCGACCGAGTATCTGGAATCCTTAAATCAACAATTGGGGATAGAATTAGTATTAGAGGATGTTGCAAAATTTGCAAGAACCAACTATATTGATTACAGCCCGTATATTACTGCCCATAATTTGACTGCAGTAATAGAAGAAATTCAACACGAGATTATTAATGCCGCCAAAGAAACAGGAGACACAAGACCAACCGAAGGTGAAGGGTCTATTTGACCATATAAATGCTATCTACGAAAATCAGAAAATTGATTACTTCGAAGATATTACCGATGCGGATAAGAAGTCGTATAGCAATTATATGGTCAACCGGTTCTTAAGTATGAACCCACATCAGTTACCGATTGTGAATGAATTGCAGAAATACAATCTTCCAAATGATGTACACTATAAGTTCTATAGTCAAGCCTTGCCTCGGAAGCGACAATTTAACAAGTATATCAAGAAAACCAAAGAGGTAAAGTACGAAGAGTGGGTAATTGATATTGTGGTTCGGCAGTATCATATTTCTATTGCAGAGGCAGAAACCTATTTAGAAATTTATTATACCCACAACAAACCTGCACTTCGTCAGTTATGCCAATTATATGGTATCACTGATAAAGAACTTAAAAAGGCAAAGTTATGAATGACAATGGTAAGGGTGATGCCCCACGACCAATGGTTGTTAGTAAGGAAGTGTATGATACTAACCACGAACGGGTATTTGGAAAAAAATTAAAGTGGTGGGAAAAACGAACGTTATTACCCGAAGATGTTGTGGAGGAACTAACAGATGCACCGAGCAAAGAAAACAGGAAAGACTGATAGTGGGTGTTGGTATGCTATACTACAAGAAAATAATACTTTTCATATAAGTGTGGGTAAAGGGGATTTTGTAATATACGAATGTGTTGAGAACCCCCCAAATGTAAATGTATTAGATAATAATATATTATTATTAGAGCAGGAATTATACGATAGTTTCCCAATAGGTTCAAAATTAGACGTAACTATATAGCCCACTTGACTCTAGGTGGGCTTTGTAGTATATTTAAGTATCTCTAATTGTGAGGATTTTTATGAAGTACGGAATGGTCAATTACAAGGGATATACCAGAGAAGATGCGCTAGAGAGCGTAGGTGCTGGATGGGCATCGCTAATTCATAGGGTATTTGATACACTCGCCACTATTAAAGGACAAGTAAAAATTGTCCAAGTAAAAGAAAAGTGGGGCGGGTTGCGTATCTATTCGGAGTATATGAACGACCAACTTGACAACGCCATTCGTACAGCAGAGCGCGAGAGCTTTACCCTGTGCGAGGAATGTGGACTCGCAGGAAAGCTTCGGAAAGGTGGATACTTTAGAACCTTGTGTAATGACCACGCCGATAATAGAGAAGCCATTGACATGGGAGATGACGATGCCTCGTAAAAAGAAAGAAGCCCCGAAAGAAAACGGATTGGAACTGAAGTTCACAGGCAAGATGTCTATCTTGATTGAATTGGAAGGTTCGGGTCCAATGCAATGGCGGGTGAATGATAAGGATATGACACATGAAGTCGTACGGGTAATATTGAGTCATATGAATAATACAATGCCGATTGATAGCTACGATACGAAAGAACAAAAAACCTTTACAAAAATCTTGGAGTCTTTCAAATGAATAAGATTTCCTATTCGCAGTATTCCATATGGGCGAATTGCCCTCTTGCGTGGAAACTCAAATATGTGGACAACGTGCGTTTTGATGATGCATCGATCCATACGGTGTTTGGCACAGCTATGCACGAGGTAATTCAAGACTGGTTGGAACAATATCTGTATGCAGGAAAGGATAATCTTGCCAAGAGTATTGACTTGTCAGAACCGTTGAAGACCAACTTTATTAGCCTGTTTCAGAAAAACACGACTACCGATACCAAGGGCAATAAGGTGTTTCTCTGTGATAAGAAAACCTTGACCGATTTTTATAATCAAGGCTGTGAAATCCTGTCCTATATGCAGACGCATCGGCATAAGATTTTCCCTACTAAGGATACCGTATTGGCAGGAATTGAATACCCGATTGAAACAGAAGTTAGGAACGGGGTTACCTTTGTGGGCTTTATTGATATTCTCACCAAGAATGAAACGACAGGGAAGATTACTATCTATGACTTAAAAACTTCTCGGTCAGGATGGACCAAGTATCAAAAGGCAGACCATGTGAAGTTGAATCAAATCCTACTGTATAAGAAGTTTATCGCAGAAAAGTTCAATGTGCCGTTGGAAGATATTACTACCGAGTTTATTATCTTAAAGCGTACTATTAGTGAAGATACGCCATATACTATTCCACGGATTAGTTCGTTTGAGCCGTCGAATGGAAAGCCATCAGTCAATAGAGCGTGGGGGCATATTGAGCAATTCTTAAATGAATGCTTTGATGGAGAAGGGAAGTATCGTGCGGATTTGATTAAAGCATCACCGAGTAAAGATAATTGTAAGTTTTGTGTGTATAGTGATAAGACACATTACTGCGACCAATCCTTCTACAAGATTAAAAAGGCTCGTGCATGAACTACAATCCAATGATTAATTACTCCACGATTATCGCAGATACCAACAGTAAAATGTTCAATGTCCGTGATGAATACAAGGAGAATACAATTGAAGAAAATGTAGAAATTTGTAAGTCTGACCGCTTGCCATTCTCGGTGGGATGTATTAATATTACAGGGGATTTGAATATTGGTATGATGATTCGGTCTGCCTCTTTGATGGGCGCAGAAAACTTCTATATTTTTGGGCGCAAGAAGTTTGATAAGCGGTCAACAGTAGGTGCAGAGAAGTACATGAACATTGTTCAATATCCGTTTGATGACCCGCTAACGGCTGATGAGGACATGTGTGATACGCTGTGTGCGCTACAAATGATGAAAAATTATCATATTGTATTATGTGAACACGGGGGCAGGTCAGTGGGATTGAGCCAAACCACATGGCAGACTGTTCAGAACCCACTGTTTCTATTCGGAAGCGAATCACATGGTATTCCCGAAGTGATTTGTAAACAATTTGATGCCGTGAGTATTCCCCAACGTGGAGTGCTCAGGAGTTTCAATGTGAGTGCGGCAATGAATATTATTGTGTGGGATTACATTAAAGAGGTGCATGGAGTATAACTGGGATGGAATACAAGTATAACGAAGATACAGCATTACAAGAAATTAAAGCATATGTTGATAAGACGTACACGCAACATTATTCTCAAAACAAAATTCAGACTACCGAGTTTTTGATTGATGCAGGACACGGAGAAGGATTTTGTGTAGGAAATATTATCAAATACGCCCAACGATATGGAAAGAAGAATGGATATAATCGAGCAGACATCTTGAAAATCATTCACTATGCGATTATATTATTACATGTGCACGACAGAAGTTCATAGAATTTTAGATATAAATGAACTTTTAGCTGTGTAACCCCATACTTATAGATGTCTATAGAAATGGATTACTTATGGCAAAACAGAAAAATACATACACTACTATACAAATTACAAAAGAAATAAATAAGCATATCAAGCTATTCTGTGAAGTGCATGGGTTAGTTGCTTCCAAAATCACCGAAAAGTATTGGGCACATTTAATTTCTTCTAGTATGTCTGGTAGTATCGTCTTATAGGAATTATTATGTCAAAAGAACAATTATCAAAACTTATTTACGACCAACTCCAAACAGAATTTAGAAATGAAAAGGATAGAGTCGCAAATCCCGCCAGTGAATATAACCAGATACATGCGAATAATTTAGCTACACCGATTTTCACATATCTGGATACCGTATACTGGGACCGAATTGTTGCCTACATAGAACCTATTAGACAAACCGCAACAAGAGCGTTAAGCCTACCAGCACCAGGTTCAGGACCACCAGGACCTCCAGGACCTGCAGGACCTGCAGGAACGGCTGGCGCGGCTGGACATACTGATACAGTACCGCACACCGATACGCCACACACCGATACGCCACACACCGATGGGGTGTATCCACCTGCACACAGTGACGCAATACCTCATAGTGATATACCACACGTAGATGCCGAAATTGTTCCGCATGTTGATGGGTATACTCCACATCTTGATATGGGAAGCGGCGGCGGCGGCGGTGGAGACAATAATCAAATTCAGCCTATTTAATAGAGGATGTACAGCATGAAACCAGGTTATATACCACCAGACCAACGAAAGAAAATCTTATTCTTGTCGGATGATATGCGCGTCACTTCGGGTGTCGGCGTAATGTCCAGAGAAATTATTGAAGGCACCGCGCACCGATACAATTGGGTGCAGGTTGGAGCCGCAGTAACACATCCAGAAGTCGGCAAGATTCTTGATATGTCAGAAGCAGTAAATAATGAAACAGGATTAACCGATGCGTCTGTAAAAATCTATCCCTGTAATGGATACGGGGATAGTCGCATGATTCGCCATTTGATGGAAACAGAAAAGCCTGATGCTATTCTCCATTTCACCGACCCTCGGTATTGGATTTGGCTGTATCAAATTGAACACGAATTACGACAGAAGATTCCAATGTTCTTCTATGCGATTTGGGATGACCTCCCATATCCGTACTATAATGAAAATTTCTATCGGTCTGACGATTGGGTGGGGTGTATTAGTAAGCAAACCTATAATATCGTTAAGCATGTCTCGCGCAAGGAACCTCGTGCCCCGTGGTCGTTGTCATATGTTCCACACGGCATTAATACGAAACGATTCCATCCAGTACCCGATGATAATCAGGAAGTACTTGATATTCGGAAGCAACTATTCGGTGATGCTGATGTGAAATTTGTGGCATTCTATAACAGCCGTAATATTCGTCGGAAACAAACCTCTGATATTTTATTAGCATTTAATGTATTTATGCAGAAGCTGTCACCAGAAGACCGAGCAAAGTGTCGGTTAATTCTCCATACACAGCTTGTCGATGAGCATGGCACAGATTTACCCGTGGTGATTCGTGATGTCGTTCCTGCGATTGAACCGTATGTCATCTTCTCCAAGGACCGCATTGAAGCCAAGCATATTAACTTAATGTATAATCTCGCAGATGTAACCATTAATCTTTCTAGTAATGAAGGATTTGGGTTGGGCACATGCGAAAGTATGATGGCAGGAACCCCAATCATCGTGAATGTCACAGGGGGATTGCAAGACCAGTGTGGATTCAAAAATGATGCAGGTGAATATCTTGACCCCGAAACGGATTTTACCTATGAATGGGGAAGCAATCACGATGGACGCTTTAAGAATCACGGGGAATGGGCATTTCCTGTATATCCTGCAAGTCGGTCACTCCAAGGGTCACCATTAACGCCATATATTTTTGATGACCGTGCCTCGTGGGAAGATGCCGCAAATAGATTGATGGAAGTATATACCCTTTCTCGTGAAGAACGAAAGCGGCGTGGTGAACTTGGGCGGCAGTATGGATTGAACGAAGGCATGTTCACTGCGGAAAAGATGTGTAATTTGTTTATTGAGCATATGGAAACTGCGTGGGAGAATTGGATTCCACGAGAACGCTTTACTTTAGTGAAGGCATAATATTATGACAGGCAAACCATTATGTGTAGTTCGTGCTCCCTGCCAGACTCGTTCTGGATATGGTGATATGAGCCGTGATATTATTCGTCATTTAATTGAATATGATAAGTATGATGTGAAGGTGCACTCTGTACCGTGGGGTGATACTCCTATGAATGCGTTGGACGAAAATGTCCCAAAGGATAAAATGATTTTGGACCGTATCGTTCGGGACGGGCAATTGCCCCAACCTGACTTGTATGTGACCATTACAATTCCAACAGAATTCGAACCTGTAGGCAAATACAATATTGGGATTACCGCTGGTATTGAAACCACCGTGGCATCAGCCCAGTGGGTAGAAGCATGCAATCGAATGAATTTGGTATTGACTACTTCGGAACATTCCAAGAATGTGTTTCATTTTTCCAAGTATACCCAACAAGACCAAGCGGGTAATAAGACAGGGGAATTAGTAGTTAGTAAGCCTATTGAAGTATTGCATTGCTGCATTGATGCAGAAATCTTCAAGAAGTTAGCCTATGATTTTGAATTGGAACCTACGGTGCGAGAAGCACTGGATAGTATTCCTGAAGAATTTTGCTATCTATTTGTTGGGCATTGGCTCCGTGGGGAATTTGGGGAAGACCGCAAGAACGTGGCGATGTTAGTAAAGGTGTTCTTGGAAACATTCCGTCAAGCACCTGATAAACACAAACCTGCATTAATTTTGAAAACCAGTAGCGCAGGATTCTCTATTCTTGACCGAGAAGAAATTTTAAAGAAGATTGACCAAATCAAGAATTCGGTCATACTTGAGAATGGACAGATTGTGCCTAATATTTATTTAGTACATGGGGAATTAACTGACAAGGAAATGAACTCGTTGTATAATCATTCCAAGGTTAAAGCACATGTCAGCTTTACCAAGGGCGAAGGCTTTGGTCGCCCATTATTAGAAGCTTCTGTTAGTGGCAAACCCGTTATTGCGTCTGGCTGGAGTGGGCAATTAGACTTTCTAGATAAAGACAACGCAGTATTGGTTGGTGGAGAATTGAAGCCTATTCATGAAAGTTCTGTATGGGAAAATGTGTTGATTAAAGAATCCACATGGTTTGCGCCTGATATGAATCAAGCGGCGAATGCGATGTATGCAGTCTTTAAGAATTACACACAGTTCAAAAAGAAAGCAAATATATTAGCCAAGCAAAATATAAAGAAGTTTTCGTATGAAACAATTCGTCAGCGTACCTTTGAGTTGCTAGACAAATATGTGCCAGAGTTTCCTAAGCAAATGAAGCTGGTTCTTCCTACCCTAAAGAAGATTGAATAATGACGTTTCTTGATGCGTATAGAAATCAGTTAGGTGTTCGTCGGTTTGTATCCCGTAGGGATTTGACGCCTGGAAAGGTAGTTCAATTCACTTATGATGGTGAACAGAAGTATGCGATGGTATTAAATCCTGATTGGGAAGGAAAGATGCATGCCCTATCCCTGCAAACATTTACCCCTGACAGCTTGCAGGAAATGTTTGAGTTAACCAAAGGGGAATCAGACGAACGCATAATTTATGATAAGTTTAAAAACTCCGCATTTGTGGGGGAACGCCCGTATCGAACCTATTTATTAAGTAAGGTATCCACATTGCGTGAGGTATATATTAAGAAAGCCGCCACACCAACCGAAGTAGTTAAAGAGGCTGCAGGAGAAGAAGCGATAACACAGGATACACCACTACGTGTGCAGAGTACAGATATGAATATGTACGGGGATTAACATGAGAATTTCGGTGCAACCAAATAAACAATCAATAAACAAATATATTGTATTAGATAAGGTGCTGCATCGCAAAGATTGGTGGACGATTTGGTATTTCCTATGCACGGGCAAGTTTGTACAAACACTAGGTAAGAAAGAAATACATTAATTTTATAGGAAGGGTTATATGAGAGTTGGAAATATAAGCAATAAGTCATTAGACACCGCCGAAAAGGTAGCTGTGGTATTCGGCGGTTGTGGCTTTATCGGGCACCATCTTGCACGACGATTACAACAAGAAGGATATTGGGTCAGAGTTGCCGATATTAAACTCCCCGAACATTCTGCATTGAACACCTTTGCTGATGATTATTTTCA